CTTCATCTCTTTTAAGGAGTATCAGATATGAGCCTTCCTCGCTTACCCAAACAGAGTAGATTTCTATTCCGCGTGGTTAGTAATGGATGGTTCATTAGTATCGATGAGGAGTTGTTGAATGATGCCGCTAGGGTACCAGATGCTTCTAATCCTGCTTACCGCAGGGTAAAGAAGTGTCTTGGTTTCTCTAACCCGGAAATGTTCCGATTCCTCAAAGGATACAATCTGTACGTGCGAGGGTATACAGCTTTTTCTGATGCTGCGTACTTTTGCTCGTTCCTTAGCTGATTTGTCGTGAATCGAGATGTTCTACCGCGAAACGCGGTAATTCTACGTCATTAACAGTGATGTGGATCCTTATCACTTCTGCGGAGAGATACGATTATGTCTATTAGGCGTTTTAGATCGACCGGTCAAATTGCGACCCCATTTACGTATACTGAATCATGGAACTATACTACGTGCGCCAATCGCGCACCGCATAGTACCGTGTACACAGGAGCGTATTTGTTAGGTTACAAGAAGACTATGGAAGATTTTGTGACTCCTAACTGGCGTAAGCTGAAGGGGAAGCGTTTCATTTTTAATGGAATGATTTCTACGGAAACCACCGTCAAAATTGTCGGTAGTTCGAGTGTTACCCTCACAGCTGTATCTCCGACCTGTACTAGTCCTACCCTTTATGGGACGGATAATCAGTCAGGTCCTGTTTACGTCGGCTCTTACCTTCCTACTGTTGCGCCAACTTTAACACATTTGGCGCCATGGTCGGATAGTACACTGACGAACGCAGCTGATGAAACGTGGATATCTTGCCTCGAAAATAGAGGTAAAGGTCAAGCAAATCTGCTTGAAGATCTAGCAGAAATGGAAAAGACCTTTGCGATGCTTGAGTCACCCGCCGAAAACATAATCTCTCTGGTCAAATCTCTTCGGAGAAATGGCCGTCGTTTGAGAGCTTATCGTAAGGTAGCTGCCAATAGCAAAGCGTTGATAATCTTCGCATCATCAGAATGGTTGAGGTTTCGTTATGGGATAATGCCCATTGTAGCCTCAATTAAGGCGATAAGGAAGGCCATGGAAACTGGTTATAAAAAGAGTCCTAGGGTCTACACGGCTCGCGCCATGAAAAACCTTAATAAGACAATTTTTATTAACTACCATTACGCGGACAGTGCCGTGACTTTTGACCATCGTAAAACGACCTCGGAGGAAGTTTCTCTTCGAGCTAGTTTTTCTGACAGTTATACTCTCGGCCCTTTACAAGATCTCGGTTTTACATTCCGAGACATTGTTGGATTACCTTGGGAACTTCTTAGGTACTCCTTCGTCCTCGATTGGTTTGTCAACATAGGAGATAATTTCTATGCTAACATTCCACGGCCAGGGTTCGTGGAGTTAGGCGGTGGCGTTTCCACTCGAAACACATACACAACTGTGTATAATGCTACGAGCGGGGTCACTGCTACAACTCCGTCTGTACGAACCGTAAGTGGCGGTCTTGGAGACTCTCTTATTCTTAAGACTGTCTTCTACGAACGCTATATACCTGTCTCGAACGTGCATATCGTTATCCGAAATGATTTCAAATTGGATAAGTTTATCCGCGCAGCTGATGCGCTTTCTGTAGCGATACAGTGGCTCAACAGCATCGGGTTCGATCGTCATTAAAATCGGTCGCATCCTTTAGAGGCAGTTGTTGTTTCTTAACCGCATCTCATTAGGGAATTTCCCAATGTCTCTGACAATCAACGCAAAAACCGTGACTGCCGACAGGTTCACGTCCACTGCAGTGAGTTATAACGCTCCTGCGCACACCCTCAGTTGGAAAGATGATCTCCGACTGGCGGCTACTGCGCCGAAAGCTACGACTCTCTTTAGTGGTGTGGCCCGTGGTCAGTCAAAGTGGGCTCGATCGTTTACTCTTACTGGTGCCCTTACTCCCGTTCATGATGGGATTTTGGACCTCAGCTCGAGTTTTCCGGTCGGCGCCGCGAGCGCTGATATTGACAGTCTGATTAACGACTTTGCGGCGTGGGTTGCCCACGCTAGCTTCAAGACGTTCATCAAGAACCAGACCATCAGCTACTGATGGAAAAGTATCTTGCTGCTTGTCTTGTCGCGGCGATGGTTCTCATTGCCGTCTTAGTCGTTCCAATTGGGAGCATTTCGCTCTCAGTTAGCAAATCAGGAGGTATTCGTGAAGAAGTCTCCAAGGCTGTTAGTACTCCAGCAGTACAACAATCTACTCCGGGACCAAGCGTGGGCTAATTACCTACGATTCCTGGACACGTTGTTGAGGTCCATCGACCATCCCTGTTCCCATGAGCTTCTACGCTTAAAAAACGCAGAAGATTACACGGGTATGGTGATGTTCGCTGATTACATCTCGTCTACAGTGTTTCAGACGGCAGCCGAGCATCGGCTGTGTAACCAGTTGAGTGCAGTCGTACGGAAATACCCTTTTCCAAAAGATCGTGTTATGTTCGATCCTCGGAAACAGGCATTTGAAACCTTCCTTAAAAGCGAACGTAAGTGTTCGCGAGTAAATAAAAGGTTTCGTCTCTTCGCTTTATTGAGGAGTCCGCATGAAAGCGCACTTTCTAGTGCGCGCTCATGGATCCATTACGTTCTTGGCGATTTAAACCTCGCCTCCGTAATGGAACACTGCAACTTTGGACCTGGCGCTTCAATCGGCGTGCACGGAAGTGCTACCAATTCTGCTCGCAAAATATTAGCGGAGAGTTGGTCTGTGTCGCCGAGCGCCTTCTACTACGCTCGCGGTTTCCTGAAGGACGACGTACATATCCGCGAATACCTCTCACGAGGAGCGCGGAGTCGTTTCTTCAGCTTTGACAATGAGTCCTTTAATACAGGATTCGACTCAAAGGCTCGCTTAGTAGACTACAATAATATTTCGTTTGTGCCCAAGACGGTGAAGACCGAAAGGACTATCGCCGTCGAACCGTTGTTAAATGGCTATCTCCAGAAAGGCCTCGATGTACTTATGCGTCAAAAGCTTAAGCGCGTCGGTGTCAATTTGGATGATCAGAGTCGCAACCAGGAACTTGCCCGATTGGGCAGTCTTCCTGATGAAGGCAATGATCCGTATGTGACGATTGATCTCTCTAGTGCTAGTGATAGCATTTCGATAAATCTTTGTCGTTACATGCTGCCATGCGATTGGTTCAGTTTTATGGACCAGATTCGCTCCCGGTCGTACTTGATTGATGGGACTTGTTCTCCTTATGAAAAGTTTACGACTATGGGCAACGGTTTCTGCTTTCCACTTGAGACGCTTTTGTTTGCGTCGCTGTGCCACGCTGCGTCGACAGAGATGAAGAAGCCTTCCGATTTTTCGGTTTATGGCGACGACATCATAGTTAGACGTAGCGTGGCGGACCGCGTCCTTGGTCTGCTAAGGATTTGCGGTTTTACGGCCAATCGAGATAAGACCTTCTTAGAAGGTCCTTTTCGAGAGTCTTGTGGGGCAGATTGGTTTGAAGGCATTGATGTAAGACCGGTGACGCTTGACTATAGCTTCGATTCTATCGAGTCTATTTTCAAGTTTTGCAATCTAGCTAGACGAAAATCGGTAATTTCACTGATTTTCTCTGAGGCGCTCGAGTTCCTCGAGTCTCTCATTCCTCCTTCGCTTATGTTTCAACGTCCCT